AATCGGTTTCCAATTTGGTGGCTTGTGTCCTTTTTTGAACTGTGTTTCCACTCCTCCAATATGCAATCCTTTCATCCCTTTGTTCCAAGCTTTTTGTCCTTTCCTGAATTGGGTGTTGATATTGGATTCTTTAATCCGTCCACCATTGATGGCTAAATACTCAGGTGTTTTCTTCAGCTCCAATTTATTTGCTTTGTTGTATACCTGCGACATAGTGCAGTTGAACTGTACTGCCATTTCGTTTGTGATCGTATGCGGATATATCTTGACTAAAATATCTACCTCTTGCTTTGTCCAATACTTTCTCATAGTCGTTCTTCGTACATTGTGCGTGATCCAATAAAGGTGGTGTCTATCGTGTGGCATTCTCCGTGCCTGTTCTTTGCGATAATCAATTCAGCATCTTCCTTCTCAAGCTTCTCACCTGAATAATAAGCTGGTCTGAATGGGAACATCACAACATCCGCATCTTGTTCTATACTTCCACTCTCACGGATATCACTCAGCATAGGTCTTTTGTCCGCTCTCTCCTCACATTTGCGTGATAACTGAGCCAACACCACCACCGTGATATTAAGTTCTTTAGAGAGCAATTTTAAGTTTCGGGAAATTTCTGCAATCTCTTGTTCTCGGTTTGTTTTTGTTCCTTTGATTAACTGGATGTAATCAATCACAAGAAGTTCAAGTCCGTGTTTCGCTTTGTGAATCTTGGCTTTGGATTTGATTTGCATAATTGAGCAGTTGGGGTCATCGTCAATGAAGAATTGCACTGTCTGATTGTTGGCTTTGTCAATGATGATATCCACTTCGTATTCTCTCAAGGTGGCATTCCTAATCTTCCAGCTTGAGATGTCGGTGATCAATGATAAATATCGTTTTGCAATTTGGTCGTTGCTCATCTCCAACGATACAAACAAACCTTTCCCATCACGCTTGGCAAACTCCCACATCAAAGTAAGAGCAAGTGCCGTTTTACCTTGACCAGGTCTTGCAGCCATCACAACTAAATCACCGGGATTCCATCCGCCTAACATCCTATCCAGTCCAACCCATCCCGTTGGTCTACCGGTTAGTTGATCACCACGCTTCACGGCTTCAATGATTGTATCAACGGCTTTGTTTGTAACTTGGGTAATCTGCACAGGGTCGTTGATGCTTGTAAACTTGGTGTTGTCTATCATCGTTTGGACATTGGTGAGCAATTCTTTCAAGTCCGTTGCCAAATCCAAAGTAGAAAGGTTGTTCAAAAATTCCTTCTTTAGGTACTTGTGTTCAAGTTCGGGCAGGTGACTGCTGATGTTTGGCATCCCGTAGACATCTTGCGTCAAGCGAACAATGTAGATCATCTCTTCCCGTTTGAATAATCTGCCCAAAGTAAGAACATCAATGGGGTCGTTGTTAATGTACATCTCCAACATTGCCTCAATGATGCGTTTGTTTAGCTTGTCTTCAAACCATTGCGATTTAATGCGTGGAAGCATTGCTCTTGTTTGGTCATAAAACAAAAGTTGGGAAAGTATATATTGCTCAGAGTTCATAGTCTTTCAAATTAAACTTACTTCGGTGGATTATTTGTTGATTACTCGTATTATTTTCTTTCGGTTCGTATAGACCAGAATAGTTTTGACTGATTGAGAATTCCACAACCTCCTTGAATTGAGTTGGTGTGTACTTGGCTTGACAAGATTTGGCAAGTTGTTCAATTCCGGTCTTGGTATATTTTTGTTTCTTCTCTTGTTTATACCTCAACCATAAATCAAACGCCAGTTTGTATTCTTCTTTTACACTTTCATTAACACTAACACTTACACTAACACTATCAGCTTTTTTGGGTTTTTCAAAAAAGGGTTGGGTTTTTTGGGTTTCTTCTTCCTTCTTTGGTCTACCACCTTTCGCACCATTCTCCTTTTGTTTACCAATGTAAACTTCGTACTTCTTCAAATCACGCTTGAGAGATTGTTGAATGGGTTCAAATGCAATGGACAATAGTAGATCATCACACGGTGGATTTTCATCGTTCACATAAGCGAAGATGTGTTTGATTAGTTTACCTGCAATCTCATCAGGTAATTTGTTGAATACTCCTTGCTGATCGCAGTAAAGTAAAAATGATTTCTTGTCTTGAGCCATAAAAAAATCCCTCTCAAATCGCGGTAGTAGAAGTACGCACGACTCAAAAGGGAAACAGGGGTTTAACTTTCGGCATCTTCTACATACCAGTTAACACAACAAATTTAATCAATCATTTCGGATATCCCAAATCCTTTTTTACTTTGACTTGGTATCTTTGGCGTGACTGGTAGTTCTGCCCACGAAGATGTTCGTGATGCTCCTGGAGTTGAGCTCGTGTTCTCCGAATGGTTTCGGGTGATGGTAGTTGCTTGGCTTCAAACATCGTGAAGAAGTCATTGCCGTTGCACATCCCTTTATAGATCACCGTCATAAGTTTGAAATCACAATCCCTTGTTTCCGGTTGGTTAATCATTACTGCCGTTACCGTTGCTTTGATATACTTGTTCATAGTTGTAGTGTGGTTTTATTTTTGTGTGTAAAAATGCTGCTCTTTTTGGGTTAATGTTTAATCTCCATCCGATGTATTCCCAAGTATGTCGCATATCTTCTCTCAGGACTGCGATAGCCCAAGTGAGTGCGTAATCATCCATAGATTTCCTTCGCTTTGCTGAATCCGTCATTGTAGTGTTCCTGGCTTATGAATGGTTCGTACTGGGTTGCTTGTCGTTCTATGTCCATCAGGACTGATGTTGTGTAGATGTCAGACCTCAGCTCACCGCTTTGGACTTTTTCCCATAGCAACTCAAAGATAAATTCCGTTGTTGTCTTCATTGTCTATCTATAAAGTTTGCGTATTCAATAGCATCCTGTTCGTTCTCAAATGTGGCGAGTAGCTCTCCGGCATAATACACTCGCCACTTTATGATTTCATTAATTGATGCTTTTACCACGAGTGCTTTGAGCATTTTTTCTACTTTGAATTAAATCGTTGGCGTGAAGTTCCCAAGTTTTTGCACGATCGTTTGCTTCGGCAATCTTTGACCTGATGGTCAGATTCTCCGTTTGCAAATCCCACAACTCACGATTCAACTTGTTCACTTGATCTTGTAGTTCTTCTTCCCTTGTTGAAAGTGCGTTGACTTTGAACAAGGCAATGGCGAGAAATAAAGCCAGTCCGAGAATGATAATTGTTGTCATAAGAATCTGAATTTAATGATGTTATTGTTTTTGTTTTTGGTGTCCCTTACCTCTTCAATAAGATTAAGTTCAACATATTTTTTAATCAAATTTGAAACATCCCATTTCTTGTGCTTGATATAAATCTCCTTAAAAAGAACATCGTGTCTGAGAATCCATTCTTTTCCGTAAGCGGACTTGATTTCGTCTAAACACAATTGAGTCGTTCGGTGAATCCCTCGGTTGCGTGTTTTTTTAACTGGTGTTGTTGTTTCCGCAAAGTACTTGTTCAAGATACTCCACGCTTTCTTCAAGATTGCCAAATCGCTCTCCGGCATTTGGTCAAATAATTGCATTTGATTCATAGTTTTTTTATTTGTTTTTTCCTTTGTAAAATTTGTGTTTGTAGATTGTCTTCGTGTAGGTATCAAATTCGGGGATGTAGTTATCCCTTTCAAATTCATACGGTGATGCCTCAGGCAAGTTGTCAAAGTCATTGAAGTATTGTTTCAACTTCCAGTACACGAACATCACCGCAATGGTGATGGGTGTGATTACGATTAAAAATATCAAGTCCATAGTTATGCAATTTCTTCAATGGTGAAAGTTACTGAATCATCGTTCTTACTCGCCATTTTTTCGTAAGCGAATGCGTTTGCTTGTTCAAGTGATGCAGCATAGAACTGGATGAAGTACAAATCATTGTCTTCATTGTCTTGGTAAATAACTTTATAGCGTTTCATAGTGATTCAAAACAACACAATAACTTTCACAAATGAAAATATATTTTTCTTTGACTTGGTGAATGAACGATTTATTTTGTGATTGACATAAATAGTTCTCCAGCCGATGCCAACTTCTCGTCAATCATTTCTTGGATGTCCTCCTCCAAAGTGATTAAGGTTTGCGTGAGCTTCTTGCCGTGTGGCATTCGTGGATCATACGACAAGAACAACGCCTCAGTCATCTCCGTTGCAACCATACCCATCTGAACTTGCCAATAGTATTCCGGGCGTTTAGATTTGAGTTGCTCGTTGTTGGTGATGAATGAGTTCTGCAGGTGGTTTCCTGAATTGAAAGGACATTTGATTTCAACCAGGTGTGTGCCAAGTGCATCAGGGGAATATCCACCCCATTCTCCATAGGTGATGAAGGTGTATGTTTCTGCTCCGTAGTATGTGTAGAAGTCATCGGTCTGCTGAGTGAAGTAGTGGAATGCTTCTTTCTCGTGTTCCTTGCCCCAATCCAAAGCACGACCATACATCTCTGCTCTTTGTCCGGTTAAGTATTCCGCTGCCTTCTCAAAGATAAATGTCTTGGCAGTTTCTGACAGGTACTCCGATTTGTTTTTCGGAGTACCCATCAGCTTGTGAATTTCGGATGCGGTGAAGCGAGAACGCCTTAGATCTTGCCAATCGTCCTCGTTCAAATTAGTGTGAATTGTTGGAAGTTGAAGTTTCATTTCTCCCCTATTAAAAGTTTCTGATTCACCTCGCTCACTTCAAACTTACTGGTGATGTCGGTCATCAGTCCACCTGTCTGCAAGTGTTCAACTGCCTTTGCCCAACTCTTGTGCTTTGGGGTGAGTTCTTCTTTCTTGGGTGCTGACTGCCTTCCCATTGCTTTCTCCCCGTCATCGTCATCGTCAATGTTCAGATTGAGAATAGAACCGAGTGCATATCTCCGAGCATAGGTGATTGCACTTCCCATTGCTTGTGGATCGTTTTGTTTTGCAACCGGCATCACATAGGATGACTCCATCCACTCACCTGATTCAGCGTGAAGGATGATTGTTGTGAGTGCATTGGCATCAGGGAATTGACTGATTGCCAATCCGCATTCGCTTAATGGCTTTTGAATGGTGTCCAGTATGTTCGCTAAACTTGCATACTTCTTTTTGAAGAAAGGATTGTTTGCTTCCTTTGATACCTTGCTCACCGTTGCTTGGAAGTTTACCAACGCACCGGCAATGTTCTTGATTGATTCGCTTTTATTCATAGAGTTTTGTTTTTAGAAAAAGTTAGTTCTTTGTCCAATCATAAATAGGACTTTGAATTTAGTTGGTTCAGCATTGAAGAATGATTCCGAGTTGATGCCGTCAAATTCTTTGATACAACAATCCCCAAATCCGCTGGTTGTTGAGTTCACATAATCTTGAAGTTCTTCAATGTGGTTTGCGATAAGCCAATTGTCCACCGCCTCAATTGTGTAGACATACTTCTCTTCGGAGATGCGACCTTTCAAAGTCAGTATCCATCCGTTGATTGCCAACTCAATCATTGTTGACCTCCCTCAATGCAATCTCAATGACGGCTTTGGCTTTGGGAGAAACGATGTTTCCCTCAACTAAATACTTGCGGACGGTTGGAAGTGATACTCCCGTTTTTCTTGCGACAATCTGATAAAGACCTTGTCTGCGTTTCAGTTTGATGATTTCAATTGCTTTCGTGTAATCCATAACGAGAGCAAAAGTAAAATAAACTTATCAGTAATGCAAATAAATTTTACTTTTAATTATATTTTTATGTCCTCATAGAAAATCAAATCCCCGAAACGAGCATTCAACTCGTTCACTAATTCCATCTCAATGTCTTCCGTGAATGCCTTTTCCAAGAATGGTTGTGCCTTTGTTCCGCTGCGGTGAATCTTTCTTGCAATGGCTTTGGCGAGTGATTCATATGTCATATCATCACTTGGTTTAATACCTTTTTGACTTATCCAATCTTCAAGAGATTCCCATAAGTAGGGAGTTCCTGCAATATGTTCTTTTTTTGTTGGCTTCCTCCCGTATTCAATAAATTCCCAGTAGTCCTCAGCGAGAAGGATGGTATTGATGGAATTTGGGTACTTTGTTATTGGACCGGGTCTAAATGATTGTCGGAGTTTGGATGATGCGTTCGTTCCGTTTGCATCAAGATTCGCCCAAATCGGAGGAATTACCTTTTTGTTCCACCAATCAATAATGATTTGCTGAAGGAGTGACCCTTGCGATGCATCACCTAAATAAGTATCAAGTGCATCGGGTAGTTTGGACAAATCTATTTCAGCCATCCGAGAACGCTTAAAATTACCAAACCTATACTTATACTCTTGAACAACTTCAAAGTGCGTGAGATGGCTTTATTTTGCTTCACAAGGACTTTGTTCTCATCCTTGAGATATCCGATGTTTAACTTTTGTTTGATGATGATAGAATCTTGCTGGTCAATGATGATTGAATCCGCTTGGACAATCTTCATTAATTGCGATACTTTCTGCCTTGCAATCGCACCTTTGACCAAGTAACTATTTGCCGAGCGTAGAGTCGCAGAATCTATGGAGATTGATTGCCCCTTCAAGCCCTGAAGATGTAGCATCAAAAGTATCAAGAAATATCGTGTCATAGTGGTTGATTTCTTCAATGAGCTTTATTCTTTTTATCTTGGTATGCTCTACAATTCTTTCGTGCATCTCTACATTGATCTGCGGTGGTACGGGTCGGTGTTCTTCTTCAAAGTTGAACATTGACCAAAGCACACTACACAGGAACAACGCAACTATTAGCCAAATAAGGAGTGAGGATTTGGAAGTTGATTGCATATCCAGCAAGTATATCAGTTTTCGCATCATAGAAAGGAGTGGCATTCCCGTTGATGCTTAATTCAAAGTCACCATCTGCTTGATTGTTGTTGTCAATCAAAGCAAATATGTCAGCCATAATCTGAGCAGTATCCGAAAGCACTTCAATCGTGTTGGATTCAGATTCAAAAACACGATCCATCACAATCAATGCAAAGTTGTATGTCATCAACTTACCTGCTGATTGCAAATTAAAGCCATCAGGATACAACCACACCAATGGATAGTACTCAACATTCTCAACCGTGAGATTGGACTGCTGACCTACACCAAAGTGACCGACCATCTTATGGCTTTCGGCTGCTTCTTGGATTTTTGTGATGATTTGGTTTAGGGTCATTCTTTAGGAATTTGAGAAGTTTGGCTTCGTTGTTCTTCTGCCACTTATTTGTCCTCGTGGGGGAAGTCATATCCCCAAAAACAATCGTCATAATTTGTAGGTAGATAAATGCCTCCGCTGAATGCGGTGTTCTTTGGTCTGATGGTGTCAAATGTATTGCCTGGATTCAAGAATAACGGATAGTCGTTGGTGTTGGTACGGAGATAATCACGCAAACGGTTTGCATAGTATTCGGCTTTGTCACGATATCTGCCTTCAATCAATGTCATCTCTTCCACCGATACTGCACGAGCATTGTCAGATTCACGAGATGCAACCGACTTGTTCATCAGCT